CTCATCATAGACAGAGATGAGCGTAAAAAAAAAGGTGCTCGAACAGACATTCAGGAGATCAAGGAGGTGGTCAAGGACACTTTATCAATGGCAGCAGTGGTAAATTGTGCTACCTCAGTGCAATCAGTGAGAATGGCCAAACTGTGGCTAAAATACAACGAACCAAAAAGGCCAATAAACCCCAATATCGAAATTCATTGGAGGTATGGGCCAGCTGGTGTAGGTAAAACGAGAGCCATTTGGGAGAGACATGGACTTTCGGTGTTCACACCTACAACATACAAGTGGTGGGAGGGCTATGATGGCCACAAAGTAGTGCTCATCGACGAGTTCAGGGCTAATTGGTGCACATTTGGAGATCTCCTCAAATTGCTTGACATTTACCCTTATACTGTGGAGACTAAAGGTGGTTCCAGGCAGATCCAGGCCACATGCTGGTATATTACAAGCTGTAAACATCCAGCTCAGGTCTACAACCCAGAGGCTTTCGACGCTTTTGAAAAGGTTAACCAGCTGCTTCGAAGGTTAACCACTATAACTCACGTTGGAGTGGACCCTGAGCCTCTGAGCGGCTTTCCTAAGGGTTAACGGGTTAACCGAGGTCGAGATAAGTAATACTGGTTATCTCGACCTCGGGCCCAGGGGGCATTTGCTCGCTGCGCTCGCTCGCGCCTGCCGCGGGCTTTTTTATTTGGTTTTTTTCTTCGCTTCGCTCAGAAAGGTTGTCTAAGATGCATTATAACAAGTATACAGAGCATCCCAATCAACCCTAGTGGGGTCATCATCAGGTTCGTCAGTTTGTCCACGAAAAAATGTCAACAAATAGAGTTTCTGATGGGGGGAAAGCTGTTCCTGAGTCATAATCCTCCATCTTGTCCCTGTAGGCTGTCTAAGACGAAAATTGAGATTCATGTTAACTGACCCTTTAGCATAAGTAGTAGCAGAATTAGCAACAATAGGTTCACCACCAGGCAATGCAGCTGTAGGTTGACCCCAAGCCCCACTCATTAATGACACATTTCGAACATAATGTGTACGGAAAACAGATGGATTTAAACGAGGGTTAAACTGTTGAGCATTGCCAGGATTCATAGTAATGTAGTCTTGACCAGCAGTCAATCCAGCTTCATTAACAACTTTATCAGCAGCATCTTTACGAAGCGAAACAATAAATGTAGTGATTTGACACCAATTTGCTGCTCCTAGAGTATATCGAAGGTTAATTTGCATTCGTTTTACTAGAGTAGATGAACTAGCAATGACCGTGGGGTCCTGACGGAGCACTTCAGCCCAAAGATTCGGGTGCATCAACTCTTGCGATAATATATTGAAGAATGGAGCAGGGGCTCCAGTTATAAAGGGACCATAGCCACCAGTTCCCTGATAATCACTGTAAATGGGAGGAGGCATCATTCGTTTCACAGCCCTAATAGCATATGCATTGCTCTGGATAAGGCTACGATTCGCCGTGGTAGTCTTAGGCTTATATTTAGCACGAACAATCGTCGAAGTCCTTCGTTTACGAGTAGTAGAACGTTTTTTAGTCAATCGATTGAAAGTGACTCTGGGCATTTTAATAGAACAAATATTTTTTTGCTGGAAAGATCAGTGCGTTCATTTACCCAAAATGCTTATGGTTAACAATAGAAATTGCAATCATGCCTGTGCCTGTTGCAAAAACCTTTGGGCCCTGCACCCTCAACAATTACGACGAGGGTGACATTGAGTGGCTCCAAAAGCTAGAGTGCAACGTCATGACCTGCTCTAAGGAGATTGGCGAAGAAGGCACTCCACATCTTCAGTTCTCAGTGACGTTTAAAAGGGCTTACAGCTTGGCAGGGCTTAAAAAGCTTCATCCTCGAATACATTGGGAATTTCAGCAATGCCGACAAGACAATAACTATTGCCGCAAAAGGGACTCAGAGCTCATCATAGACAGAGATGAGCGTAAAAAAAAAGGTGCTCGAACAGACATTCAGGAGATCAAGGAGGTGGTCAAGGACACTTTATCAATGGCAGCAGTGGTAAATTGTGCTACCTCAGTGCAATCAGTGAGAATGGCCAAACTG